TGGAGCAAACATACCATTAAACATCTTTCCAAAACCAAAATCCATATTCATATTATTATTCTCCTTTTTATTTTTTTTATTAGATTTTTTAATTAAATTACCATTATTATCATAAATAAGTTCGCCTGTTAAATTTGATGCATAAATTTCCCATTTATCTGGTCGTTTATCTCGTTTTACTTCATCAATAATAAGATCATCTTTCCAACCCCATTTATCTTCATTTACAAACCAATCTCTATAATTATCCATATATTTTTTAGCAGCATAATTCATCAATTAAAACACCTGCACATAGGAAATCATTCCTTTCTTTATCTTACATATATATTATATAATATTTTTTTAAAATTTTCAAATAAAAAATTTATTATTCTTTTATTTTAGTTTTAAAAAAGTAAAACCCATTTTCTTCTTTTATTAACTCGTAATCTTGTAAACTCAGAAATGGAGTGGTTTCATTTAATGTAACTGTATATGTGATAATTTCTTTTTCTTGCCATTCATAAGCATTGTTTATTAAAAGTTTTGTTGCTCCTGCGGTCAATAGACAACTAACAAATAAAGTTAAAATAAATAAATCAACATTATTTTTTTGTACAGTAAAATAAGAGCATAATATTACAGCACCTATTATTATTAGTACTGATAAAATTATAGAAAAAATGCTTCCTGTATTCCATTGCCATTCTCCAACAGGAATTTTGATAAATTCAGAAGTTTGATTAATTATATTAATTCCTGGAATATTATTCATAATCTCGTTCTTTATAATCTTTATCTCTAATAGTAAAAATCATACCATCTTGTTTTAAAATATCATATTTATCATAAAATTCTTTCATATTAGTTTTTTCTGTGATTGTTACTTGATATTGTGGGTATGGCTTAGTTACATCGTGGATTAATGTAATTACTATAATTCCAATAGATAAAAGAATACAAATAATGCCAAAAGCAATTATTCCGTCTTTGTCATAATAAGGAGCATCTTGTGCTTTAATTAATAATAAAATTCCCATTATAACGAGGATAGCAGCACTAATAACTGCAACCCAGGAAAGAGGTTTTCCGGCGAAATACCAATCAAATCTTACATGCTCAGACGTCTCAATAGTATTTAATAAAATAAGTCCATTATCCATTATTATTTAAAACCTCATTATAATCTTTATTTTCCCAATCTTTATCTATAATAGTGAAAATTAGTCCATCTTGTTCTAAAACTGTATATTTATCATAAAATTCAATAAGACTAACATTTTTATCTATTGTCACTTTATATTCAGGAATTGTTTTTGTCACTTGATGATTAAATGTTAAATCCGTAACTAGTAAGATAAATATAAGACAGACTCCTACTCCAATAAGAACAGTTTCATCTTTTTCTTTTATTCCATATTTAATAAATAAACAACATCCTACTACCAATGCAATAATAACGGCTAAACCTAAAAAACTTGAAAGATTAGGAGAAAAATAAAATTGTTCGCCCATACTCATTTCTTTTGTTCCCGTACTAAGAATTGTTATACCATCCATTTATTCATTTTCTCCTTTTGGAAGTTTATCTTGTAATACATAAATATCTCCACGTTTTTCAATAAAATTATATTTATCCATAACTTCATTAAAACTTATTGTTTCATCCATCGTAACTTCATATGTATTAATAGTAGTTGTAACCTCATGAGGTAAAATAAGCATAAATAAAACAACTGCTGCTAAAGCAATAAGAACAATACCTAATATAAGATCTGCTCCTTCACTATATTTAATACCTTCTTTTATGCATATAACCGCTAAAGCAATAATAATTGCTACTATTACAACCCCAATCCAACAAGCAATTGACCAACTAAAATAATATGCTGTTCCAGTTACAATTTTAGTAGGGAAAGTATTCAAAATTGTCATTTATTTACCTCCAAAAAGTTGGCATCCATTGTATAATATAAAAAATTGTGAAGCCTAAAAGACATAAAGAAGTTCCTATGCGAACATATCCATTAATATGTGGATTAAAAAAGATATAAAAAATCACATAAACTAAAAAGAAAGCAATAAAAATAGATAAAGTCATTCCAAACATAATTGCGCACGCTCCTCAAAATATGGACTTTTTACAAGCCACCAATCTAATTTACCAGTTTTATCATATTCATCCCAACGCTCTTTAATTTCTTTAAAGCTATTTAGATCATTATAAAACATTTCACATCGTGGGGCTTCGATACTATCACGATGAAAATGTCCCCAAAGCCAAATTGTTTTGCCACGATTTTTTTGATAAATTTTATCCATCCAAAGTTCCATACTATTATCTACTTTTGACTGGTCTATCCCAGACAAGAACATATCTGTCGGCTGTAAAGAATAAGGACATGTATGAGAAAGAATAAAATCAAATTTCTTTGGTGCTTTTGCTAATATCATATCAATTTCCCATTCCGCTTCTGCCATTTCATCTTTAGTTAACTGTTCATCCGCAAACCAACCAGATTTAGTAGAAATATTAGTTTCTTCTGTCATATTTAATCTACCAAGACGATACCATTTATCAACAGAATATGCCCCGCCAATTACATAGCAATAGTAAAGTCCAATTACATAATCTCCATAATCTTTAAAATAACGAATATTGGGGAGATTTGGATTATAATAAATAAATCCATGGACATTACAGTCATACACTTTACTCATTTCTGGTAAATCCTGTGGTCGTGCTTCATGATTCCCACGAACTACATAAAAAGTATAACCTCGGTCATTAATTTCTTTATTATGTCTAGCTTCAGTTTTATTAAGATAGAAGTTAAATCCGGCATCACCTAGAATAATGATTGCGGTTTCACTAGGAATATAGCCATTTAAACTACCGTTGGTCATCCAATTAAACTGGCCATGGCAATCTCCGCGTACCAACCAATTTTTAAAATTCTGGTTATGAATCATCATTAGTATCATCCCTTTTATATATTTTTTTTATATATTCTTTTATTAACATCCAAATGACATATTCACGGACATCTTCTGGAATTAATGTTAAATCAAATGGCTCTTTATTTATAGCTTCGTATGTTAAAATTTCTTCTACATATTTATTCATTTCATTATTTCTATAATCATTCCTAATAGAGCAAACATTCCTGGAAAAAACATAGTAAAATTGTAATCAGTTTTACGAAAACAACTACCAAAACAAAAACCGGCGAGAAAAGCAAAACCGCAAGGCATAATAAAAATTTCAAATTCCATTAGATTCAATTAATTCTCCTTTATAGTTAAATACACTATATGGTTTTCCAAGTTTTTTCATTGTTTGAATCATATGTTTAGTTCCTTTACTTTCTCCATTCCAAAAAATAATAGCGGCATCTGCATATGCGCCCATATCGGCATTACGAATAAAACCTGCTGATTTACCATAGTTATTCCATTGCGCTGGAAAGTGAGTAAGTCTAATTCCATTTACATTAGCCCATTCGGCTCCTAATGTGTCAGCCCCTCTAGCATCACCTGTTATAATTTCTGTAATAGGCTTATTTACGGATGGGCCATATTTTTTAACAGTATTCATTACAGCATATAAAATATTACGATTATTAAAATCACGGCCACCAGCAATTATATATTTCATTTAATATCTCCTTGCTGAATTAAATATTGATAAATTTTTAACCAAGAATACATATCATCTGTTAATTTTTCTTCTTTACAAGTATAAAAAGGACGACCATCTCCACTATCATCAAGATATGAATAGCCATAAGGGCAATGGTCACATTTATTTTTTTCATATGGGCCATTCCAACACTCATAAGCAGCGATTACAGTATTTAAATTATTCATTTAAATTTTCCTTTTTAATTCTTCTAAATAAGATAAAGTATCATCTAACATTTTTACTCTATTACAATCATAATAACTATGCCGAGGTCTATCTTCTTCATCAATCAATTCAATTTGATAATCATAGGGGCAAGCTTTACATACTTGCTGGCCCCATTTAGAACACTAAATTGCTTTTATAAGTCTATCTAAATTATTCATCATTTATCGTCTCGCAAATTATATTATTTTCTTTATCTCGCCATTGAGTGACAATAATTCGTTTTGTTGTTTCAATAGGAGTTACTTCTGTAATATAACTATCACTATATATATCTTCTTGATGCTCTGTAAGTCCTTGATCCCAGCCTACCACAAAATATCTATCTTTGGCTTCACAAATACTATCAATCCATCTTGTCCAACGGCGGAGTTCTCGTGGAATACGATTAACTTCACAACATTCAATAAACATTTTTATATCTTCTTCATCAAAGTCATAATGATTATCAATAAGATAAAGAAAATATTCATCATTAAATTCAAAATCTGGATGATTTTTATTAAGTATCATTTATTTCATTCCTTTTTTTATTTTTTACATATATATTATATAATATTTTTTTAATTTTTTCAATAAAAAGATTAAAAGGATTAGGGTATTATATTCCTAATCCTTTTTTAACCATATAATATTGTACATTCTTTAAAATAAACTCTGCTTTTGAATTAATAGTTTCTTCATGAGTATTCACATAATCATCAACTTCTCTTTGGATAGCATCAAACATATTTTTAGCAACGCTCAATCCTTCTTCTTTATCAGCAAAATTCTGTTTAAAAAATAAAATAATTTCTTTTTCTTCTTTATCGGGGATAATACAAGTTTGATAAGGGAAATCGCGGACATACCGTTTTAAAAAAGCATAAATTCTAATAATATGACTAACTGCTTTTCCATCATATCCATATTTTTCAATTACATCTGCTTTTTTAGAATTAAGATTTTGAATTGCTTTATATCTATCAATAGAGATTCCGCCAATAGTCTTTACAGCTTTACATTCATCATAACGAGCAATTAATTCTCTATTATTAAATAATTGTTCAAATTCGTTTCTATATTCTGCATTTACAATAATCCAAGGAGAAAAAAGAGTTTCAATAAAATTAATATTCTGTTTCCGCAAAGAAGAAAAATAATTACGAATATCAGTAATACTAGTATGTTCTTCATTTGCCCTGATATGTGTCATTGCTATTGGCTTTTTGTTCCAAACAATATCATTGAGGCTAGGAAGAACAATCATTTTAGTATCGACATCACTATCAAGCAAATCAAGCCCATAGTTTTGGCTGCCTTCTAGGGCAATAAAGAAAATTTGATGAATATCTAATTCTCGTTGTTCAATAATTTCAATAAGATGTTCTTCTACTCGATGAAGAATATTATAATCTTTTTCAGTCTCGCATTTACAATATTCATAAGTAAATTCATCTAACATAATATTATACCTCAATTTCAGGGTTTAAATCTTCTCTGGTATATACTTTCATAATACATTTATGCTTTAAAATAGGAGTTAATCCCCAACTATATCCCATTTTAGATAAAACACGATAATAAGCATCACGACGACGATTATCAACCCAAGTGCAAAAGAAAACTACCTTATTACATTTAGGTCGAAATAAAAGTTCTTGCTTTAAAACATGGGCTTCTAATTCATAGAACATTTCTCTTGCTTTTGAAAAGGTAGCAAAAGGATTTTTCCCAGTAACGATATGCTTATCCATATTATCATACATATCTTTACGCTTATTATGAACACTAATATATATATTCCACCAAGTAGTATCTTCTCCCTTAGAAGAATAATTACAATTCATTCCAAGTTCAATAGTTTGATTGTCAATTTGTTCTCGGCAATAATATGTATCATCTTCATAACTATAGAATACTTTCACTTAAATCAACCTTTCAAGATAATCTCTGTCTTCTCCTTTAAGCATTGGCATATTATAATCTAATTCCCAACCATCGCCATTATTTACACAAGCAACTCCATGTTTAAAAGCATTAGAATGATTATTCCAAAAGACACCTTTATCTTCGAGCATTTTAATGATTTCACCGCAATTCTTATTTTGAAGTTCCTTATGAGAAAAATAACTTTGCCCCATAGAGTTAATAGAATTGCGTTCCGCATCGAACTGCCGCCAAAGGACAAGATTTACTGCTTCTTCTTTTGGAATATTAAAACAACGAGCATCGAACATTGCTCCTTTTTGAATACACTGTCTTAAATTATTATGATATTCTTTTTCTTTTTCCCAAAGAGTAACAGACTGTGGAACCATACTATGAGTCCATTCCCAGATGTAATCTTCGACAAGTCTTTGAAATTCTTGATTAAATTTCATAGTTGCCATGCTCGCACTAATAGAACAAAGTTTTTGAACTTCATAGCCGAACCAAGCATCTGTATTTAAAGTTTCATAATCGGTAAGGATAAGGGTAATTTCATCAGATTGCGTATATCCAAATACACAGTTTTGAATATTTTCACAGAGATACTTCATAGTATTTTCCATTGCTTCATGGAAAAGTTTATCATAAGGTTTCTGTAAATGTTTAGTGAAAGTATGAAAAGCCTTTCCATCAATACGAATAACAACGGGAGTTCGCCGCATTAAACTGATTTGAGGAATTGCTTCATACTTTTTCATTCTTTTTCCTAATTCATCATGAACTGGCATTATTTTTTATCCTTTCTTCTTTTTATTTCTTGGGCTGCTAAAAGACTAGCAGAAATAGTTAAACAAATAGCAGCAACAAGATTAAATTGCCAATGGCCTGTTTTATTAATTACAAAATAAATATTGAAAATAATAAGCCAAATATCACAAATAATAAACCAGATATTATTATTCATTATTCAAAGTCTCCATCTAAAAGTTTGTCTATAATTCCAAGGGTATAAACCACTCCGCCAATACCTCCCATTAAATATGGGAAAACAGAATCAGGTCCCATCAATAAAAATAAAGGATAATAAAGACCAAGTATTACTCCTAGGCCACCTAACATTATTGCAAATACCTTAGCAATAAATAGATATAATTTTCTAATAAAAATAAACATAATTAAACCAATCCTTTTTTATTTTCTATAAATATTATATAATATTTTTTTATAAATTTCAATTAAAAAAAATATTGTAACTTATTTATTAGATTAATAAGCTACAATATTTTTTAATCACTATTATTAATACTTTCTCCAATAATTAATAGAATTATAAGACCAATAAAAACTATGCTAATAATATTCATTTATTTTTCCTCTTCATCATATAACTTTGCTGTATTTAATAAGATTTGTTTTAGTTGAGAATCAATATTAAATCGTTTAGCATTAATTTCAATAGATTTAATTAAATTTCCATTATTTTGTCTTTCGCTAGCAGCTTTCCAATCCGCGATCATTTCGCATAAATCAATCAAATTCATATCATTTACTCCATCAGCAAAATGTTCTGGATGATGACGATATGTAGCATAATGATGGTCGAGTGCCGGTTTTAATGCCGCTAAACTTGCTTTATATTCTTCACTATTATATTCAAGATTTTTTAATTTTTCAGTATGTTCAGCGAATAATTCTACTTCTGGCGATTCTAATTTTGCTGCGTCATGATTTACTCCACGAGTAGTTAATTTATCAGTAAGAAAACGAATATATTTTCTTACTTTTTCAATATGCTTTTGTGTCTCAACTTGACATTCAGCAATAGTCATTGTTTTCAATCCTCTCTCTATTTAATATAGGAATTTCATAACAGCTATTATAATTCTTTAATTGAAAATCAGTCCATCTTTTTTCTTTTTCATAATTATAACAATAATTATGAAATCCACAAATAGGACATGTTGCAATAAAAAAATCATCTTTCCATTTTATGTCGGCTTTATCACACATCCATTGAGTGCCGCACAAAGAACATAAACAAGTATATTTTAAAACTGGTTCATCAGGATATCGGATTATATCAATCATTTTAATAATTCATCCCTTACTTGCATAAGAATTTTTCCAAGATGATTTTCACCTTTGATATATTGACATTTCGCACAATAACAATTTCCCCAATAATTATCATGCCAAGTATTTCCTTCTTCGAGATATTCAGAATTTGTATCTATAAGTTTTTGCTTTAAATTTGCATTTTGTGAAAATTTATGAAATACATAATTATACATAACTTCATTTTTTATATTATTCCAACCATCACGTAATTGAACTTGACGGCCTAATCGTTTTGCTTTTCCAGGAGTAGGAGCATTTGCTATCATTAATCTTTCCTTATAACTTAAAGTTTTTTGTGCTTGAAAAGCATGCTCAACTGTTGGATAATTAATTCCATCAAATCCTATCATAGGACTATTATAAAAATTACTTAAAAAACTATATTCTCTATCAAAATTATTTATCATTTTTTTTCTTTTCCTTATTTTTTAAATATTTTTGATTTTCTATTTCCATAGCCCAAGCAAATATTAATCCACACATAGCCCCGCAAGCCCATGTAGAGATATATAACCAAATTTCTGGCGTATTAAAAATATTCATATAATATTCGTCCCCTTTCCCTTATAAATATTATATAATATTTTTTTAAAAAAATCAAATAAGAGAGGGTTTCCCCTCTCTTACAAATATATATTTACTTTAAAGTGTTAGTTTCTGTGTCCAATGCAAGCATTACATCTGCTCCTTCTCCAAGCATAGTAGAAGGTAACTGACCATCCCATTGTTTAACCCAGTAGTAATTAATAAGAGCAGGGGTAAGGACTTCTGCGATACGCTGATTCATCTGAGCTTCGCGTTCACCAGCATAAAGACTTGCTTCGGCCTGAATTTTTACTACTTCTAAATCAGCATTTGCCGCAATTTTAGCCTGCTCTGCTTCTGCGTTAGCCTGAATAATAGCACGCTTTGCCTTTGCTTCCTCTTCCATTGTTTGCTGTTCCTGCTCAGTCTGTGCCTTCAATTTATTCTGTGCTGCGACCTGCTTTGCTTCAACTGCATTTGTGAAAGCGTCAGTAAAGTCTAGGTCTTCGATAGAAGTGCCGACGATAATAATCTTATACTTTTCGAGCAAATCAGTTAAAATTACTTCAATCTCCTGGCTCAATTTATCACGATTATTAACCAAACTTTCAGCTGTATAATGGGCTGTAGCAGTTTTTACCGCTTCACTAATATTAGGGGAAATGACTGTTTCAAAATAATTCTTGCCAATTGTACGATAAATTGTCATAGCATCATTTTCACTAATTTTATAGTTAATAGTATAAGTAACAGCAGTTTCCTGTATATCCTTAGAAAAAGCACTCATTGTAATAGTATGCTTCTGGACGTGATTATCCATTTTGATAATATCAGTAAACGGAGAATGGAAATGCGGACCTTCACCAACCGTGTAATCTGCTACTTTACCAAAAGTTACAGGGACTCCTGTAAAGCCAGATTGAACAATTGTAAATGAATTAAGCAAAACAAAAACTAAAAGCAGTACAGCTACGCTAATTCCAATCATGCGACCAATTTTCATTATTTATTTTTCTCCTTTATTATTATATATTAATTATTTTCTTTTACTTCTACATATTCTGCGTCTTGAACTTTGCCTTCTTCTTCTGGAGGGGCTTTAAGAGCAATTTCAAAAATATCCAAAGGCAATGGAAGATAAATTCCAGGCGGCACCATACGAGTAACATCAGGGCCTTCAAAAACTATATCTCCACAAACATCACATTTAATAACTGTATCATTTTCGCTTCTTGCTGTTGAGTAGAAAAGTGATTTGTGATTGCATTTGGGACAAATAGAAAGATTTTTATTTTTTTTGTTTTTTCGTAAATAAGCTCTATACTAAGTGCGGTTTAACATTCTTTAATCTCCTCAAAAATGACTAATATAGTTTTATAATTTGGAAAGCTAGAACTCATTTCAAATTGTGCAGAAACAATTTTATAATTATTTTCTTCTAAATAAATATTAATTTCATCGGTCAATTCATCATCATGAATGCCGCTAAACATTTTTACATGCTGTTTCATTTTTATACTCCTTCTTTATCTAATGTATTATAAAATTTTTCTAATTCGTTAAAATCAGCCTTAGAGAGTCCAAAAACTTCAAAATATGAATAATCATAACAAATATCAATTGTAAGTCCATTATCTTCATAAATTGTCGTCATTCTATCACCTACAATATTACGAGTATTATAAATACCGCAATCAGCCAAGAAATAGAACTCTTTAATAATATCTTTAGCAATATCAAGTTTACTCATATTTTACACCTTTTCAAAACATACAATTGCTCTCTCACTAAATACATAATCATTATCAGTCGTGTATGAAATAGAAATTATTTTCGCTGGACATTTTTTTAAATAATTATTAATTGAAAGTTCTAATTGAGTCATAGTTTGTTCAGCAAAAATTTTAACAAATTGTTCTTTCATAGTTTCTTCTTTATTTAGTTTCCTTTCCAGAACTGTTCTAATCTATTAGCTGCTTCAAAAAGAATTGCGGCTGTATCTTCTTTTACAAGTTCTAATTTTTCCAAATCCCAATATTCATCATAATACATTGCATGAGCTTTTAATCTATTGATTAATTCTTCATTCGTTAATTTAGATGCATCATAATTTCTATCAGTCATAGTTTCCTCCTTAACTATGGTATTTAAGAAGGAAACTATTACTTACTGCCTTAAAGGATTTAGTGCCATCCGCAGAACGAAGAACAAATCCTTCACGAGGAAGTCCATCAATTTGAGAATTACCGGTAGCTAAATTAAGGAGAGTATCTACTCTATTACTATCGTCATCATCCTTTAACATATCAAGAGAATCAAAGTGAAAATCTTTATTAATGACTGGCACACAAGGAATACGATATTTTGCTGTGAATAATGTATTATACATTTCCATAGTGCCCCAACGGCCTTTATCAGGTGTAATAAGGTTAAATGCTCTAAAATCATGTCCTGCCATAGAGTAATCTCTCTTTTGGATACCATTACCAAATGTTTCACCCTGGATAGTTACCCATTCAATATCTGGATGCTCTTCAAGAAATTTTGAAAGAACATTGTACATATCATACTTTTGTGCAATTTCCCAGTAAATATTAGTATCATAATAGCAAGGTTTGTCTACGGTATCAAAACATACATTACGAGAGCAGACATAAAACTCGTTCTTACCACGCTTACCGCGTTTCATAGTAAAGGTAGTACTAGAACCATCAATTTTTTCAGTGATGACCCAACTACCAGTATCATTAAGAATCCAAGGCATATTCTGTACACGTTCCTCATCGGTTTTTGAAACCCAAGAAGGCCACCCATTTTTCTTATCTTTTTTCTTACCGAAAAAGAAAAACATAACTTGACGGCCCCATTCACGTTTCATCATCCAGCGTGCCCAAGGCTTCTTAAAGATATTAGGATGATGCTGAGCCATTTTTTTATATTTATCAACAGAAGGAGCCTTACGAGTATTATCTTCATCATCGGCATAAGTTACGCCAAGAGTAGAAGTCAAGAAACGAGATTCATCATCGACATAATGGCAATGATCTTTATCATCAATAATACAAGCAGGTTCATCAAAAGGTGGCTCCATAGCCTGATAAGCTTTCCAACCGAAATCACTTGCGTGCATAAGAAGCCCCTGAGAAATAGTCTTACACATTTTTAAGGTCTTAACCTTATAATTACGCTTTTCAAGAAAAGCAAAACATTCTCTGTCCTTCGGAACACGGCTATCAATCTCAAAATAAATTGCGGGATCACCAACTTTAAACTGATCCTTCTGTACAATTACTCGCCAACCACCAATAAGAGCATGCTCTACTCTATCATATCCAGGGATAGGCTCAATCCCATCAACAAGGACAACATAAGCTAGCTCGCGAACTCCATCTTTATTTAGCATATTTTATCACTCCTTTTCATATTTAATCATCTATATCTGGAATATAGTATATAGAATAATTTCTAAAAACTCCTGGGGCAATTTTAAGTTCATCAATGCGAATACGCTCACCATCATCATGATAACCATCACAAAACCTTCTAGCGTATTCTTTATAAATTATTTCTGCTTGCTCTTCATTTTCAGCGAATAATACTTCAACAAACGCAGGCAAAAAGTTATATTCTGGTATATTATGCACTCTATAAAGTTTCATTATTTAATTACCTCATAAATTTGAGTATTTTTAGCCCAATATGGAGGATTATCAAGCAATCTTTTTGTCTCTTCTTTAATTGCCTTGTCTATGTCTTTATATTTAACTCCATTATACATTATCATTAAATAGGCTAATGGAGAACAATCCTTATGGGTTTTACAATAATTAATAGCATCACGACAAACGGTAAATCCGCAACCGCTACAATTTCGCAAATCTTTTAATAATTTATTCATTATAATCCATAATCTTTAGGCATTCTTGCCTTAAAAGTTTCAATGGTATCATCAGTCATAATAGGTCTAGTAAACCAACCATTATACTTTACATACCAATAAACTCTAACAATACAATCAGGATTTTGTTTGGCTATTTCAATTAACTGCTGTATTTCTTCATCAGTCGGCTCATTAGAAAAATTATTAGAGTTAATCGTTGTCTCATAATCTAATCTTTTCTTTATCATTATACCACCCTAATCTGGCAACTTTCCATAATATCAAGAGCTGCTTCATGATTCTTAATACTAGTCCCAGCGCATCCTCTATGCCATACTGTTATATCTGCTTCTGGAAATTCAGTTTTAAGAATTAATGCATTAGTAATAACACAAATATCAGTACAGAAGCCCATAATATCAATTGTCATTTCATCTGTTTTATCAAGAACACCTTTATTCCAATCTAAATAGCCAAAAGTATTTTTATTTATATAGCTATATCCATATCCTTTAAGATAAAAAAGAATTTTAGAATCAATTTGCCAACCATTACTATTCTCAATACAATGAATTACTGGGAGATGTTGCCCTTCATTAGTAGAAAGATAATCTTCATTATGCGTATCTCTAGTTAAATAAATTTCATCATATGATTCACCATATTCATCAATAAAAGTACAAATATTATCTCGTGCTTTTTCTGCTTCTTTAGAGCCAAGATCCCCTGTAATAAAATCATTTTGCGCATCAACAATAATAAGAATTTTACTCATTTATTTTTTCTCCTTGATTAATTATTAGGAATACCAGCTTCCATACCTCTAATTTTCCAATTGCCATAAGCATAATCACGTTTGGCATCTTCTTTAATATTTTTAATAATAGTGTTAATTTTATCGACACTTAAACTTTTATCACTCTTCATAAGCTGGCCTGCCGCATCAATAGAGAGTTTAACTCCATTAAGGACAACATAAATACCATCGTTTGCGGTAGTGGCTTTTGCTTCTGCTGCTTTAATTTCTTCGTCAGCTTTAATTTTCTCTTCTGTCTTCTGGAGCATAGTTTTAGTGTTATCATTTTCATCTTTGCGAGCTCGTCTAGTATTTTCAGCAAGAGTTACCCATTCAAGATTGCTGACTCTATTATCACGAGTATTATGATTAAGATGGTCAACAGTCAAACCAGCCCAGCCAGGAATAGGTTTAAAAGTTGAAAGAACGAGCCGATGAACAGATTCTCCACGGAAAACAAGATAATTATTTCTTGCTCCAACAGAAAGAAATTCTCCATTCTTATCTTTAAAGCGGCCATAAGAAGAAATATAAACATCCATAGATTTAAGATATTTCCAACGTTCAATTTCAATATGCAGCTTAGGAAGAAAAGAAGGTTTCAATTTAAACATAAGTATCAGCTCCTAATAAAAAATTTATTTATCTTTTTCTTTAACTTACATATATATTATATAATATTTTTTTAAAATTTTCAATAAAAAGAAACTGCCGATTACCAATTTTCTTACAATTATCTAGTAAAAACAATGGTAATCGGCAGTTTTCAATTAGATATTAATGCCCGCCACCGGTCGCTAAAAGTTTATCCATTATGGCAGCAATTTCTTCTTCTCCAGATTTATCACGAGCAGGAGTGTTCAAATCTAGAGTGATCTCACTACCCTCAACCTTTACTCGTTGAGTTTGATCAACTACTTTTTCATAGTCTCTTAAGATCTGAGCACGACGCTCCTCGATATCTTCTTGCAGATATTTAGAAAGTTGTTCCATAGAGGCATCACGCTTTCTTTCATAACCGGCAGCATTACCTTTTTTATATTCATTAATATACCAGTTATGAAATTTTACAGCTTCATGCCAATCTGTCCAGAAAATAGGAATACCTACGGTATTTTCAACTACTCTATCATTTCCTTTATGAGTGGTAGTTTTATAGTAAGTAGGAATAAGATAATTATAATCTGTAAATCCTAAATTTAAATGCGTTGTAAATTTTTCCATATCCCAATTATCAGGATTAGTATTATAAAATGTTAGCCAACGATCAAAAGTCATCTGAGGAAGTTCTTTTACAGCTCCTTTAATGTTAGCAACTTTGTCGGTATAAGTAGTCTGTAAAATACGATTATAAATATCTTCATTCTTTTTATCTTGTTTCTTTTGTTCTTTTTCTTTTTCTTTAATCTCGTCAATTTTTACAGATATTGCAGCTCCACCTAAAATTAACGTGGGGATACCAATAAAAATACCTAATAAAATCCAAACCATATTATTCCATTGCCTCCGCTATTAATTTAATTATCATAATTATTATATATAATACACCTATACATATTGTAATCGGATATGCTCCACTCCAATTTAACCATTTTAATGGAAAATAAGTAGCAGAACAAATAATTGCCATACCAATAATGATAGAAATAAACAATAATATAAAATTAACAAGCCATATAATTATATCTTTTATTTTCTCATTTATCATTTTATTTTTTTCTACTTTCAAAAAATTTATATCTTATTCACGAATTACCCGAACAATACGCCCATCACTTGCAATTCCGCGATATACTTCTTGTTGGACAGTTTTTCCATCATTAGCCATGAATTGCTGTGTTTCTGTTACAGTTAAATTTTTAAAATTTGTAGCTAAATCATTTTCAGTTTGATTAATAATATCTATATTTTCTTTACGAATTTCGTTAATATCTTCTTGGACCGCATTAAGAATAGTTTCAGTTGCTTTATTTCTATTTTCATTATTTTTTTCTTTTTTCATTTCATTCACTTTTTCAGCAGCCCAATCTCGATATTTTTTATATTCAAATATATTCGTAAAAAAGATAGGTTGAAAATCATACTCATAACCATAGTATGCTTTTTGTCCTAATTTGCGTGCCGGCAGAACTACTTTTCCATCGGTATCCATTATCTGCCATTCTTTTGGATTTAAATTATAGAATTGAAGAAAATTATCAAATGTAAAAGTAGGAAGATTTTTGCCTTCACCATACCAATTATTATAAGCATTTTTATAATAAATATGAATATTATTTTCGTTTTTAATATCTAAATATGGATAAATAAGTTTAATTAAATAAGTAATTAAGAAAGCACCAATCCCTATTCCAATAGAAAGAATTATAGTAGACATTATTTTCGTTTGCCTCCTCTTTTATGCGCACGCTCCGTTGCTTTATCAATCGTTTCCCGTTCAATGTTTTTACATTCTTTTAATTTACCAGATTTAAGAAATTGATTAAAGTTAATAGGAGAATACCCAACTACATCGCAACAAACATTCATATGCCCATATTCAAAATGAGAACCTGAATGGTCGTGCCCATGAATTACATAAGCATAAGGATACTTAATAGGTTCATGGCAAAGCATAAGTTTAGGAGAGACAAGAAGTGGACCGGCATACACTTCATCAAAAATGCCTTCATAGTATTCAGGCCCCTTATCATGGTTGCCGCAGATAAGAATTTTATAACCTTTAAGTCTTTTGGCAAATTCAATATCGCCAACATCACCAATATGAATGAGCGTGCCAGTTTTGCCAACTTTTTGATTAATTATTTTAAGAAGCATTTCATCATCAGGACGATTGGGATAAGCATGTTTTAAGTCATCTTCGCCAAAATGCGTATCTGAAATAATCCATGCCCCACCATCTTTACCCCAACGAGAAAAGCATTTATATAAGCCTTCAAGTGCCATTATTTAACTCACTCTCCATCGCAACACCGAGTTACAATTAAACCAATACTATAAAAAATTCCTACCATTACAGAAAGAACAACTGCTAATGCCTGTGCCTTAAACAACCAAAAAATTAAAAAATAAACAATTCCTATAATTACTCCGGTACTTAATATACTTAAAATTGCATAAAGAAAAAATTTACTAAGATAAACTAAATAATTATTGTTTTTCAAATTTTAACTCCTTTCGGAAAACTTCCAAATAAAGTAATTCTATTTTCAAAATGATTATCATTATTTTTAATCATAGAAACACTTTTCCATTGACTACGAGCCCGACAAGACATTGTATAGGTAAACATTGTAGGTTCCTCAAAATTAAGAAACAATTTTTTCATTGTATCTTCTGGAATAACTCTTTCTCTATTCCTATTATTTTTAAGGCAAAGATCAATAGGAGCATCAATCCAGATTAAGTGATGTTCAAAAGTAGGGAACCAATTAAGAAATTCAGTACGGTCAAAAAGTGTAGGAGCATTAGTATCTACTACAATATCATCATGATTAGTAATTTCAAAATAATGAATTAATTCATAAAATTCAAGCCAAATTTTAAATTTATTTTCTCGATTACTTTCACTCCCATTATGAGCCTTATAGCACTCATCAATAGAAAAATATTTATAACCATTTTTTTCGGCAAATTCTTTTGCGAAAACAGTTTTACCAGAACCGCAATTCCCACACATAAGAAACATTTTAGCCATAGTATCAATTCCTTTCTTTATTTTACATATATATTATATAATATTTTTTAGAGATTTTCAATTGGGCGATTGTATTTAATTTGTTTTTAAGATTTATTAAAATTATTGAGAAAGAGTAAGATACCTTTCAAAACCGTTTATTTTTATTTTTTAATATAGAAATATTTTTTGTTGTGGAGATAGGTCTTACTATCTCCATTTTTTTATTACAAAATTAAGTAGAAAGGAGAGCTGAAGATTGGCACTCTTTAAAATTTTTAATAACTTTAATGATTTGACTAAAACAATTGATAATGTATCAAATCACAAAGCAGGATATTGTTATTTTGATGCGACTACAAATAAATTTTATGTTGATACGATTGATGATTCAGTTGGTGGTTTGCGTCAATTAAATGGAACTTTTTATGGTGAATGTTCAACAGATGGAAGTTTAGAAATTAAAACAACTAATATCAGTGGTTTTGCTTTAGCCAAAGGAGTAGCTGTTTATATTAGATTTATAAATGCAAATACAGCCACTCCATCTTTATTAAAATTAAATATTTCTAATACTGGTGATATTGCTATTAAAAAGTATGGAATTGTAGCATTAGATCCTAATACAAAAATTGCGGCTGGGTCTGTAATTAATTTTGTCTATGATGGAACAAATTGGATTTGGGTTGGTAATGCGACTATTGTTTCATCCGGGGAAGGCGGAACTGGAACAACTACAGGACGTTTGATTTTTGGAAATGGCACTTATATTTTTGATGGCAGTGAAGATGTTACTGTCCCTTTATATACTGGTTCTGGCACTTGGTCTGGCGGTACTGGTGAAGAGATTGAAGAAGATGGAAATATTACTGATGAAAATGGCGATATTCTTTCTGATGAAAATGGTGATGAGTTAGAATTTGATGGATATGATGATGACATAAATTCTAATGAAAACAATGAAAGTGCTTCTGATGATGTAATTGAATTTGATGGAGATAATTCAAATGAAGCTAATACTTCATTGTCCGGAGAAGATAATGAATAGATTACATTTGATTAATATTATCTGAAGAAAGGAGTTTATTATAATTATGTCAGTAGATTTTAATTTAGGTACTTCAAATAATAAATTTCAAGGCACTTTTTTAATTACTCAAAAAAATAATAATGTGTTAACATTGCACACTGGAAATACTTTTGTTGATCAAGATATTAAACTTACTTTTAATGTTAAACCAGCTACTTTATCTGTAAAATATTCTAATAATTTTGACGGAGATAATTCTACTATTTTTAATAATATTACAACAGATAACAATATAGATAATGGAATATCTATTTCAGTTGGAGGTTCCCCTGGGGCTGTCATTTGTGATGGCCCTATTGAGGGATATATTTCTAAAAAAAATAATGATATTTTAATTCCAGCCGCTAGCGGCGCAAGCGCTGAGCGTATGGTTTATAATATCTCTGGGGTGACTTTAACTCCTCCTGCTTCTGGAACCAGATATTTTAATATTACAGTTCCTAATGGAAATTCCAATGATTATGTTACTTTTAGATTTTCAGTTGATTCTAATTGTAATGTTAATGTTGATGGTGTATAAAAATTTGTTAAATGAAAAATAAAATTGTATAATATGAAAGGAGAGATAGTTTAAATGGCAGATATGACTTTTAAAGCTAATCTTATACCAAATTCTAATGAATCATATAGTATTGGTTCTGATAGTAATAAATGGAAAATCTATGGTAGAAATTATGGAACTATTTCTCATAATAAAGATTTAGTAACGAAAGAGTATAGTGATAGTATTATTAAAATTTCAACTACTTAGCCAACAGAGGAAAATAATAAAATATGGATTAATAATTCTAATGAAGGTATAATAGTTGAAGTTCCTACTATTTAGGAAGCTATGGCTCTTGGAGTTAGTAATGCTAATATAGGTTAGGGAATAAAAATTAGTACAATAGATGCAGATGGCTGCCCAGTTGCTTGGGCTCCAGCAAATTTTATTGAACTTTCTTATAGTAGTGCTGATGCTGGTAAAATACTTGTTATTAATAATTAGGGTCAATTAGTATTAATGACTAAATCTGAATGGGAAGATAGTTTAGAATAATAAAAAATGAGAAAAAGGAGTATTTTTTAAATGAAATTATAGATTTTAATTCCTCAATATGAAGAAACTGATGATATAATAAAAAATTTATTGGATAGCATAGCTGTATAGCAAAGTATTGATTTTAAAGAAGTAGGAGTAATAATTTGTAATGATGGTTCAAATGTATTTTTATCAGATGAATTATTAAATTCTTATCCATTTGAAGTTAAATATTATAAAGAAAAACATCAAGGAGTTAGTGCAACTCGTAATGCTTGTTTAAATCATGCTACGGCCGATTATGTTATGTTTTGTGATGCTGATGATATGTTTTATACAGTTTGTGCTTTTTTTATTATTTTTTAGGAAATTAAAAATGGTGGATTTGATAGTTTAGTTTCAATGTTTATTGAGGAAAGTAGAAATCCAGAAACTAAAGAAATTGTATATATAAATCATGAAATGGATAGTACTTTTGTGCATGGCAAAGTGCATAAAAGAGATTATCTTTTAGATAAAAATATTAAATGGAACAATAATTTAACTATTCATGAAGATAGTTATTTCAATATTTTATGTTAGAATTTAAGTACTAATGTAAAATATTGTCCTATACCTTTTTATCTTTGGAAATGGCGTGATGAGAGCGTCTGCCGTCATGATCCTAAATATATTTTAAAAACTTATAAAAATATGCTTGATTCAAATGAATGTCTTGTTAAAGAATTTTTAAAACGCGGTTTAAAAGATAAAGCTATGTTTTATGCTGTAATGATGATTTTTGATGCTTATTATACTATGAATAAACCTGATTGGATTAATTAGGAAAATAAGGAGTATAGAGATAGTACTGAATTACGTTTTTCAAAATATTATTAGGAATTTAAAGGGTTATGGAATACTATTCCTACTAATGATAAAATGTATATTTCTAATTAGATTAGATAGCGTTCTGTTATGGAAGGTATGGGGATGGAAACTATTACTATTAATGAATGGTTAAATCATATTGAAAAATTAGGAGAGGATTGAAATTGAGTTATTAGTTATAGGTTCCTAATTAGATTATGAGTGAATAGGAAATATAGGAAGATATAAATCTTAATTTTGATAGTATTGATATTAATATTAATTGTAATAATTCTATTTATGTAAAAAGTTTTAAAAAAAATATTATTAGAAAGATAGATATGTTTTATGATTATATTAATAATAAAATAGATAATTTATATTTATCTGTAACAATATTATCAACTCGTGTTCTTGCTAATTTAACTAATCTTACTACTATAAGTTTCCCAAAATGTAATTATATCGGAAATCAAGTTTTTTATAATTGTTATGGTCTTACTACTGTAAGTTTTCCAGTATGTAGTTATATTGGAGGTAGTGCTTTTGCTAATTGTTATAATCTTACTTCCATAAGCTTTCCAATGTGTAGTTATATTGTAGGTAGTGCTTTTTAGAATTGTACTAGTCTTATTTCTGTAAGTTTTCCAATGTGCAGTTATATTGGAAGTAATGCTTTTGAGAGTTGTATGAGTCTTGCTACTGCAAATTTTCCAATGTGTAGTTATATTGGGAGTGGTGCTTTTTGGGATTGTTATAATCTTACTACTATAAGTTTTCCAGTATGTAATTATATTGGAAATAGTGCTTTTTATAGTTGTTATAGTCTTACTACTGTAAGTTTCCCAGAATGTAGTTATATTGGATAGTATGCTTTTGAAAATTGTAGTAATCTTACTACTATAAGTTTTCCAGTGTGTAGTTATATTGGAACTGCTGCTTTTTAGTTTTGCGATAGTCTTACTAATGCAAATTTTCCAAAATGTAGTCTTATTGGAAGTTATGCTTTTTGGGGCTGTGATAATCTTACTACTGTAAGTTTTCCAGTATGTAGTTATATTGGATATGATGCTTTTTATTATTGTAAAAATCTTACTACTATAAATTTTCCAGAATGTAGTCATATTAGAGATAGGGCTTTTGAGGCTTGCTATAATCTACGCATTGCAAGTTTTCCAAAATGTAATCATATTGGAATTAGTGCTTTTTAGAGTTGTAGTAATCTTACTACTATTTATTTAAATCAAACTTCATCAGTTTGTTCTTTATCATATAGCAATGCTTTTAATAATTGTTCTAGATTAATTTCAATATATGTACCAAATAGTTTAGTTACTGCTTATAAAAATCATAGTCAATGGTCTTATTATTCAAATAAAATAATAGGAATATAAAAAAAAGGTTTATTAATTATTATTATTTATAATTAATAAACCTTTTTTTTATATTCCTATTATTTTATTTGAATAATATTTCCATTTACTATGATTTTTATAAGCAGTAACTAAACTATTTGGTACATATATTGAAGTTAATTTAGAACAAGCGTGAAAAGCATCGGTATATAGTAAAGAACAAACTGATAAAGTTTGATCTAAATAAATAGTAGTAAGATCAGAACAAGCATAAAAAGCCATACCCCCAATATGATTACATTTTGGAAAACTTGCAATGCGTAGATTATAGCAATATGCAAAAGCCCTATCTCCAATATAGCTACATTCTGGGAAATCTATACTAAAAAAACGACAATTTTCAAAAGCAGTACTTCCAATATAACTACATACTGGGAAACTTACAGTACCAAGATTGCTACAAGTATAAAAAGCACCATATCCAATATAACTACATTTTGGAAAACTTGCAATGCGTAGATTTTTACAATACGTAAAAGCACTATTTCCAATATAACTGCATACTGAAAAACTTATAGTAGTAAGACCACTGCAAACTGCAAAAGCCCAATCTCCAATATAACTACACACTGGAAAACTTATAGTAGTAAGCCTACCACAACTATTAAAAGCACCACTCCCAATATAACTACACATTGGAAAATTTGCAGTAGCAAGACTTATACAACTCTCAAAAGCCTATTTTCCAATATAACTGCACATTGGAAAACTTACAGAAATAAGACTATAACAACTATGAAAAGCACTACTTCCAATATAACTACATATTGGAAAATTTGCAGTAGTAAGATTACTACAACTATAAAAAGCCAAATCTCCAATATAACTACACACTGGAAAATTTGCGTTAGAAGATAATTTCCATATATTACCTAGTCCAGCTCCTATTTTATCATAATTCTATATTATTTCATACTGCGCAGAAGATATATTTCCTTCTAGAAAATTATTTAAAGTATTATAATATGCTATGCTAACAATTTCATTATATGGAATTTCTTTTGATACTTCTCCGGCGCGTATGTAAGTTGAATATGGGTAATTAATTTCAATTTCAATATTTCCATCATCTATATCTCGTATTGTTGGCATTACAGGAGCTCGTGGCGTTACGGCAGTAGATGGTACTAAAATTTGAAAGCTCAATATATTTCACTCCCTTTTTTAATATTTTAAATTAAGTAAAGTTATTTAAACTTTACCTTTTTTATATTCCTATTATTTTATTTGAATAATAAGACCATTGACTATGATTTTTATAAGCGGTAACTAAACTATTTGGTACATATATTGAAATTAATTTATTACAATCATAAAAAGCATTGCTATATGGTAAATCACAAACTGATGAGGTTTGATCTAAATAAATAGTAGTAAGATTAAAACAATCAGCAAAAGCCCAGACTCCAATATAGCTACATATTGGAAAACTTATAGTAGTAAGATTATAACAACTAAGAAAAGCATTATCTTCAATATAACTACACACTGGAAAACTTATAGAAGTAAGACTATAACAAACTGCAAAGGCAGCACTTCCAATATAACTACATACTGGAAAACTTGCAGTAGTAAGCCTACTACAACTCTCAAAAGCATTGCTTCCAATATAACTACATTCTGGAAAACTTACAGTAGTAAGCTTACTACATCTCAAAAAACCCTAATCTCCAATATAACTACATTCTTGGAAATTTATAGTAGTAAGATTACTACAACGATAAAAAGCATTACTTCCAATATAACTACACATTGGAAAACTTGCAGTAGTAAGACTATAACAATTCCAAAAAGCACCACTTTCAATATAACTACATACTGGAAAGCTTGCAGTAGTAAGATTATAACAACTAGAAAAAGCATAACTTCCAATATAACTACACACTGGAAAACTTATAGAAGTAAGACTATAACAAACTGCAAAGGCACTCCTTCCAATATAACTACATACTGGAAAACTTACAGAAGTAAGATTAGTACAATTATCAAAAGCATTGCTTCCAATATAACTACATTCTGGAAAACTTACAGTAGTAAGACTATGGCAATTGTTAAAAGCATTATCTTCAATATAACTACACACTGGAAAACTTGCAGAAGTAAGACTATGGCAATTGTTAAAAGCAGCATATCCAATATAATTACATACTGGAAAACTTATAGAAGTAAGATTGCTACAATCCTAAAAAGCATAATTGCCAATCTAACTACACACTGGAAAACTTACAGAAGTAAGATTGCTACAATCCTAAAAAGCAGAATTCCCAATATAACTACATTCTGGAAAACTAACAGTAGTAAGACTATAACAACTATAAAAGGCATAATTTCCAATATAACTACATTCTGGAAAACTTACAGTAGTAAGATTACTACAACTCTAAAAAGCACTACTTCCAATATAACTACATTTTGGAAAATTTGCAGTAGTAAGATTACTACAACCTAAAAAACCCTAATCTCCAATATAACTACATTCTGGAAAACTTGCAGAAATAAGATTACTACAACCTAAAAAACCCTAATCTCCAATATAACTACATTCTGGAAAACTTGCAGAAATAAGATTACTACAACGATAAAAACCCTAATCTCCAATATAACTACACACTGGAAAACTTGCAGAAATAAGATTACTACAACGATAAAAAGCACCATTTTCAATATAACTACATACTGGAAAACTTACAGTAGTAAGATTATAACAACTCTAAAAAGCACTACTTCCAATATAACTACATTTTGGAAAATTAATCTATGATAAATCTGTCCATAATTTAAAACAAGAACTTCTAATAAAAGAAATATTACTATGTGTATAATTAATAGTTAATGGTAATAATTTATATTCTTTTGGCTGTATATTACCTGTAATGCCAAATATTGAAATATTTTTTTTTATATTATTAGAAATTAAATTATTATCAACTTCTATATTATTTATTAACAAATAATTATTAATGGATATAGGCATTGAAGATAAAGTTTTTATTGATAAATTAATAGTTGAAAAAATTATTTTTGAATAAGAAGAAATAATTTTTCCAGTATATAAAATATTTATTTTATTAGTAGATAAATAGTAATTAAATATTTTATTTAAATTAGTCAAAGTAAAAATATTTTTATAATTATTATTATAATTATACTAAATAAAATCATTTATTAAAAACATATTTTTCACACTCCTATTATTTTATTTGAATAATAGTTCCATTGACTATGATTTTTATAAGCAGTAACTAAACTACTTGGTACATATATTGAAGTTAATTTAAAACACTAACTAAAAGCATTACTATATAATAAAGAACAAACTGATGAAGTTTGATCTAAATAAATAGTAGTAAGACTTCTACAATCATAAAAAGCCCAATCTCCAATATAACTACATATTGGGAAACTTGCAGTAGTAAGCTTACTACAACGATAAAAAGCATCACTTCCAATATAAGTGCATACTGGAAAACTTATAGTAGTAAGATTTTTACAACCAATAAAAGCATTACTTCCAATATAACTACATTCTGGGAAAATTGCAGTAGTAAGACTATAGCAATTATCAAAAGCACTACTTCCAATATAACTACATACTGGAAAACTTATAGAAGTAAGATTAGTACAAACTGAAAAAGCACCACTTCCAATATAATTACATTCTTGAAAATTTATAGTAGTAAGATTATTACAACTTTTAAAAGCAGCATTTCCAATATAATTACATACTGGGAAACTTATAGTAGTAAGACTTTTACAATTATCAAAAGCATTATCTCCAATATAACTGCATATTGGGAAACTTGCAGTAGTAAAACTTTTACAATTCTAAAAAGCCTGACCACCAATATAACTACACACTGGAAAACTTATGGAAGTAAGATTATAACAATTAGCAAAAGCATGACCTCCAATATAACTACATACTGGAAAACTTGCAGTAGTAAGCCTACTACAATTATAAAAAGCATTATCTCCAATATAACTACACACTGGAAAACTTATAGAATATATAGTTGATATCTAAGAAAAAGTAGCACAGCCAATTTTCGGAACAATTGATTGTAATTGTGGAATTTTATAATAAAGATCTTCAGGAAAACTTAATCCATCTTTAGTAATAATATCGCAATCAGAAAATCCTAATTCAATAATTTTATCATATGATATGGGGCCATTTTCTATGAACTATTTTTCATAATCTATACTATCATCAAGTGTTCCATAAATTCCATATATTGAAATTCCTGATTTAATATTTTCAGGTTTTAAATTTGGTTCTTGCAAAAATGTCACCGGATATGTGAATAATGTATTTGATAAAATATTTTGAATGGTGCTAATAACACTAGGACCAGAATAAATATTATAAGGATTATTTAATTCAATTTTTTGATTTTCATAATATCCATTACCAGTTAAAACAATTGTAATATTGCTATTATTTTGCACAATTGATGCTGAAAGAGGACTTGTAGTTGCAGTTGCACTATTATAATAAAAAGGTAAACAATTTATATAAGAGCTATTTGATTTTTTATAATTAAAAGGATTAGATAAAGTAACTGGCATTTATTTCACCTCTCATTAAAATAAAATAAAAAAAATTTTTCTCTAATATTTATATTTTTTATTTAAATTTAAATATTAAAAATTGGCCAAATAAAAGAAAAGGGTAAATATTAAATTAATAATATTTACCCTTTTCTTAAATTTTCCAATATGGTTTTCCATTTTTTACTGTTAATACAGCTCCATCTGGAATATTACTACAATCTAAAATTTCTAAAAAATCTTTTTCTTTATTTATATTTATTTGTTCTTCAATCCAAGGTAACATATTTTCAAAAGTTCCACAATATTCTTGCCCTTTTATATAATCAAGCATATAATGATAACGAATCTTGCGAAAATCTTCATCAATATTTTTAAAATCTTGGTAATATTTTATTAAACATTCTCGCCCGGCCTATTCAGCTTCCTCCTGCATTTCTTTTGGAGCTGTTTGCCAATATGGATGAGTTTCTTCTATATAAATCATACTAAATAATGTAGGAATTAAATTTCTATAAATATCAAATCTTTTACGCTATTTTAAATTTTCAGCTAAAAGTGTATAACATTTTAAAGTATTTCTAAAAGTTTTAATAGAAAAAAATTCATCAGCACGTGTAATGGAATTTGGATTCCATTTCCATATATAAAAATTATTTTTTATCCAAACAATTTTTTTAGTTAGACTATAAGCTAACCATAAAAATGCCATATCTCCACTCGTTTCCATTTCATCTGGAAAACAAATATTATTATCAATAAGATACTAACGTTTAAATATTTTCCCATGGACACGTAATGTATCTTGTTGTAATGTTTTATATTCCATTTTTTTAGTATTTTTATTATAATGTTCACACTCGTAAGGAGAACCAATGACATCTGCTTGTGTCTATTCTGCAGCTTGCATTAATGAAAATAAACCATCTGGTTTCCAAAACATATCATCAATATCACAAAACATTACATAATCAGCAGTTGAATGATTTAATAAAATATTTCGAGTATGGCACACTCCACTGTGAGAGCAATATGCATATTTTATAGGAAAAGAATATCCATTTAACTATTCCTATGTCAAATGGATATCTCCTCCATCGCTAATTATTAAAACATCAAATTTAATATTTTTCTATACATTAAGTGATTTTAAAAATAATTTAACTTTAGTTTCATCTTCTTTGTAATGATTAATAAGAATCTATAATGTCATATAAAATTTTAATCTCCTTTTACTCTTTAATTATTATTTTTAATTAGATGGGAAAGGCGTCCACTCAGGAACCCCCTATGCATTGATCATTAAAATATCCCCCTAATTTGCTAAGCTATAATCCGGCATACCAGGGCTCCAGGTAAGATTTCCGCTACCTGCGCATGTTAAAACATCTCCATAATTTGCTGAGTAAGGATCTGGTATTCCAGAGCTCCATTCTAAACTGCCACAAGACCCTACTGTTAAAACATCTCCAGAATTTGCAGAACTAAAATCTGGCACTCCGCCACTTGGAGTACTCCAACATATACCACTATTATTTGTATATGTTAAGACATCTCCATCATATGCACTAGAAGTATCTAATGAATTTTTCCAACATATACCACTATTGCTTGTATATGTTAAGACATCTCCATCATTTGCACTAGAAGTATCTAATGAATTTTTCCAACATATACCACTATTACTTGTATATGTTAAGACATTTCCATAATTTGCACTAGAAGTATCTAATGTAGCTAATGAATTATTCCAATATATACCACTATTGCTTGTATATGTTAAGACATCTCCATCATTTACACTAGAAGTATCTAATGTATCTAATGAATTTTTCCACTATATACCACTATTGCTTGTATATGTTAAGACATCTCCATCATTTGCACTAGAAGTATCTAATGAATTTTTCCACTGTATACCACTATTACTTGTATATGTTAAAATAGCTCCATCATTTGCACCAGAAGTATCCATCCAAACTATACCACTATTATTTGTGCAAAGTAATAAAGAAGGAGGATTACCATTCTCAATCCAGGCAAAGCCATCGTTACTTGAAAATGCTAAAATAGCTGGAGAATTTATATTATTATCATCAAAAATATCTCCATTATTAGAATTAGGAGTATCCCAAATTAATCCAGAAGAACTACTATATTTTAAATATTCTCCATTAGAAGCATTTGTTGTATCAATAGGATTATTACTATTAGAAGAAGGAGTGTCCCAAATTAATCCAGAAGAACTACTATATTTTAAATATTCTCCGTTAGAAGCCCCATTAGTATTAATTGAATTTGAAGGATAATTTTCTCTCAATTCAGCATTTAATTCTTCAATTGATACTTGTTTTGTTGTATATCCAGTAGAACTACTAGAGTTAACTTCATTTACTAAAAGACGAGCTTGAGGAGTTAAAGTTGAATGAGTAGCTACAGATAATTCACTAATTTTTTTAGCCATTATATTTCATTTCCTTTCATTGTTAAATGTTCAACAGTCTTATTTAATTTAACTTGCGCCTGAATACTATTAGTAATATAAGTATTTAAATCACCTACAGCATTATTTAAGTATTCTAAGGCATCTTTACTTAATATAGCCATTACAGCCTCATAAGTTTTACGAAATGCTTCTTCTTGAGCTTCTTTAGTAAAAGCGTTCTAATTTTTTAAACTATCTACATAAGTCTAGTTTGTTGCTATAACGCATTTAGTAATAGTATCATCAAGAAGTGCAATATATTTTTTATATATTTCATTATCACTTTGCTTTTGGAGTTGTTCTGTTTTCTTTTTTATTAACATTACAGCATAAGTTGTCAAAACTCCCAAAAGAGGAATGATACAAACTTGAAAAATTTCTTGTAATAATTTCATTTTATCCATTTTCTCATATCTCCTTTATCAATTATTTTCAAATTTTTTATCGGCATATTAATTAATTTCGCCCTTAAAAAAAAATGAAAATTTTTCCCCTTTTATATTTTATCATAATATTTCAATTTTTTAAAAAAATATTTTATAATATAAGAAAATAAAAAAAAGGAGAAAAAATTAATGAAAAATTTAATCACTGATTTTATTAGTTTAATTATTGATTTTAATACATTAATTAATAAGATTTTAATTCAAATTAATGATAATATTAATCAATAATGGCAAAAAGTAAGAGATAAAGATATCTCTTACTTTTTTTTATTTTATATCTTGCCATTCTAATTTATCTTTTAATATTTCTTGTAGCTATTCTAAAGATAAAGTTTCTATATTAAGATTTCCTTCAACTATTTGTCCATTTATAGTAGGTTTTTCGTTTAAATCATTATAATTAGTAATAGCCCCGGCCTTAACTCCGGTATCAATTAATCCTATAAACCAATTTCCATTATTTCCTATACTAGGAGTTTCTCCTGGTTTTCCAATAAGACTCTCAATCCATTCCTACTCATTTCCAGAAAATCCATTAGCAACAGCTATATCATATGCCGATTTACCATCTTGACCTTTTAAAGCCCCTGCGCCTTTCAGACTATCATTGAGATATTTTTTTAATATTGCATAAGTTACTATATCCATAAGCAATCACCCAAATATTTTCCATTGCCCAGTACTATCTTTAATATATACTTCCGCATTTTCAATACAAATAGCTATACTTCCCATAGCACTATTGGTAGGTAGCTTTTCTAGATCTTCAGGAGTATCAATAAAAAATTCATCTACTTTATATTGAACTTGTCCATTTGAGGATGTTTTAAAATATCCCATTTTTTACACTCCTTTATTTTTAGTTTTCTTTATACATTTTTCTTCAAATTTTATATTAAAATTTTATTGTTTTTTGCCCAACCTATAGCAGCAATTACTTCAAAAATTTTTAATAAATTTTTTGGCAAAAATTTGTAAGTTATCTTCCACAAAATTTACATATATATGGTAAGAGCGATACCAATAAATTTTTAAGAAGGGATGAAATGTATAATTATTACCAACAATAGCCTAGCACAGTAATCCAATAGCCACGAATGGTAGCACCGACAATGCCGCAATTTGGTGGTTTAAAAGGACATCCTGTTTCTTCATTGGAAGAAGTAAAAGCTACTTCTATTGATTTTGATGGTTCAATTTTTTATTTTCCAGATATTGCAAATAAAAAAATTTATACAAAAACCGTAGGACTAGATGGGATAGCCCAATTAAATATGTATGAATTAAAACCTTTACCAACAGAACCAGCATCTGGAGAATTTGTGACTCGTCAAGAATTTGAACAAGCAATGGGAAAAGTTGCAGAGCTATTAAATTAGAATAAGGTTACTATTCCATAGTAGGTGCCTCCGGCATAGGAAAGTCCCCAAGGTTTTAAGGAGGTTTTTTAATTGAATAGTAACCCAATACAAATGATGATGTAGATGGTGAGGAATCGACAAAATCCTCAGTAGATGATGATGGAGTATTTATAGCAACAAGCATAGCAATCCCCTATGGGATAGAACCTCCTTAGTCTAGCTCAACAAGGCAATACAGCAGATATAGAAAAAATCGCTCGTAATATCTGTGCTCAGCGTGGGATAGACTTTGATAAAGAATTTGCTGCCTTTAAACAAAGTTTAGGGCTGTAAATAATATATTATTAAAGGAGGTTAAACGCATATGTTTAACAATGAAAATGGATACTCTTTAGCGGACATTGCTGCTGCTACCGGAAATGGTGGATACGGCAATGATGGTTTCTTCGGCGGGGCCGGAGGTTGGTGGATAATCCTCCTCTTCTTATTCGCCTTTGGTGGATGGGGAAATGGCGGATGGGGCAATAATGGTGGTGGAAATGCTGCTATGCCTTACATCTATAATATGGATAGTAATAGTGATAAGTTCTATGATCTTAACACTGGTATCCTTAATGGTTTTGCTACTACTACTGCTGCTGTAACTAACGGTACTAGTGCAATTCAAAGTGATATCAGCAATTTAGGTTTATAGGCTTGCCAGAATACTAATACTATTACTAATGCTATTAATGGAGTAACTGTTGGTGGATTACAAAATACCTTTGCTCTTACACAATAGTTATCAGGGATGTAGGCGGCACAACAACTTGCTAATTGCCAAACCGATCAAATGATTTCTGGTGCATTAGCACAACTCAACTATAATATCGCAACTGAAAACTGTGCTGACCGTCAGGCAGTTATGGATGGTGTTCGTGATATTATGGAAAATAATAATGCTAATACTCGTTCTATTCTTGATTTCTTAGTACAAGATAGAATTACAGCATTACAAAATGAGAATAATGCACTTAAAACACAAGCTTCACAAGCCGAACAAAATGCTTACCTTATTTCTCAACTTCGTCCAGTAGCAAATCCTGCTTACTTAACAGCTAATCCATATACTGGTCAAGTATTCCCAGTAAGTAATGGCTGGCCAACATATGGTTATGGCTGCGGTTGCGGATGTGGCGGAAATAATTTAGTAGGCTAATTAAAGGAAGGAGATGTAGTATGGAAATAACAGCTAATGCTTTATAGACTGTTGCTCCCAATGGAGTAGTTGTTTTTACTAGCACTGCCGTAAGTGGAAATCCATCAATATTACATCGAGAAGGTAG